CTTTTTTAAATATTTAACAAAAGATGAAGTTAAACCATACGAAGATAAAATAAAAAATTATTTTAAGAATATTACTGAAAAATCAGCAAAAAAGAATTTTTCTAAAAAAGAAACTAATACAGGACTAAAAATTTTTATAGCTCTTGCTTCATTCCTTATAGCTCTTATATCTTTTCCATTAATTTTTATTTTCGGACCTTTTTGGGTTGCTATCTACCTTTCGCTAAGTACTTCCATTATGTACGCTTTCTTTTCAAAGGATTTAGAGGACTGATGAGTCCTCTTTTTTTATTCACTATCAGAGCTTCTCTTTTCTGAGTCTTCTAACAACTTTTCAGCTCTCAAATTCCAATATTCTAATTCATACAATCTACAATTAATTAAAGTTTCATAGCTTACATTTATACTCGTTTTATTTTCATCTGAATAATTTAAAACTTCTACTAAAGTTGTAATACAATCTTGCAAATCTAGTATCTCTTCTACTCTATTGACCCTAAGGTTTCTACTACTTCTGCTTCCTCTATTTCTTCCAAGTCCGTACTTTGTAAAAAACCCCTAACAGCATTTACAATTTTCACGCAATCTCTAGCATTTAATTTCAAGAAATCTCCATATTTAATTCCGCTTGATTCTGAAGCAACTGTTAGATACCATCCGTATTCCAACTCTTTTATCATTGAATTTTTATTTCTTGTATAATACTCCCTTTCAGCTTCAATTAATGTTAAACCTGTCATCCCTTCCAAATCTAAATTAATTTCTTTATATTTTTTACTCCCTAAACTATATTCTTTTGATAATTTTACAATCATTCTATCCTCCTATTTTATATTAATCCCAGCAATCTTCTGATTTTGCTGTTAGTTTGCCCGTTTACATTACTTATTCTATTAAATACATCAATATTAGCTATTTCTTTTCCGTCTATTTCCATTTTGTAATAACTTACTGTTAAATCAAAAGAAGCTTCAAGTTTAGATCCTGGTTTTAATTTTGGACCATCGAATTTCTTGATCATTCCCTTAAAAGTAGCGTCTATTCCTACAAAAGTAGGAGCATGTGTGAGTTTATTCATTTTTTGAATAACTCCTTTACACTCAATTAAAAGTTCATTGTTGTTATTAAAATTTAAAAGTGTTTCATCCACACAGTCCATTTTTATTTTCGCTTCAAGTTTTTTATAATGCCCAGTAAGTGCTGCTTCGTATTCTGATACCATCCCAATTTGTTCGATATTAACAGACGAAGTTTCAAGATTAGGCAATTCTACCTCTCCAACCCCTGCGAGTTTACTTGAGCCGTTTATATATATTTCAACATCATTTAACGCCGTTGGTATTTGGTGTTTTCCCATTATTTTACCTCCTTAAATTATTGTTTTAGTGCTTGAGCAAATGTTTCCAATGCTTTTACATCATATTTCTTCTTAAATGTCATAGATTTCATTGCTGGTATTACCCCAAGATTGATTGTCCATGTTATATCCCCATTTATTACATTTTCTAAAGTATTATCTTCTTCAGATAAAACAGCTTCAGCCGATAAAAAGTGATTAGCCGACACCAAACCTTTAAGCCGAATATTTACAGATTTTGTAACCGTTTCAGCTAATTTTAAAGAGAATTTTTGGTCAACCGAATTAAAATAAGTAATAACCAGTTCATTACCCACATATTTAAACATTCTACGCGTGTATGTAAACTTATCTTTTGGATCTGTTGCTAACGGATTTTTAGCCGTTTCAGACCCCCAGCATCTCCATCCTTTGAAATTAATCGCAGTAATTGCTCCGTTTTTATTCAAAAAATTAGCCTGCTGTTCTTTATCTAATCTAATTTCTTCAAATACTCCATCTGCATTTTTATAAGCTAACGCATCCATTTTGTATGAATAGTTAGAAGGAGTTTGAGAAGGTATTCCATCAAATTCAGAATCGGTTTTCAAAGAAAGTGCTGCGTAATGTAATGATGGAAAATAAACATTGTCAGCAAGTTTAATATTTCCATAAAGCACGATTTGATCCTTTGATGTTATATTTTTTTCATCTTTCCAACTTGGGATTTCATCATATCTTTTATTGTCAGGTGCATTTATTAAAGCTATTGCTTCAAACATTCCTGTATTTATATTTCCTGCTTTTGTTTCCATAACCGCCGCAACTTCACTTTCGCGAGAAAAATCTGGAATATCTATAAAAGCAGGTAATTCTGAGAATTTTGAATATACTTCATCTACAAGCTCCAAGCCAGTTCTTCTCATTGTATTTGTGTCATATCCACCTATTGCCTCATTCTTCTTAACTTTTGATAAATCTATCTCATTAAATTCAATATCTATTTTGTTTCCTGATGACGGTGTTGCATAAATTTCTAATCCTTCAGCAGTCCAAATTGTTATAGCATCCGATATTGGCAAACTTGTTGCATTATCTTTTATTACTAAAGTATCTGTGATTATCTTATGATTATTAATTACTGTTTTTCCTGATTTAAGTTCTATAGCCATCATAGTTTTCTTATTATCTGTTTTATGTTTTTCAACATCTAGGATATTCACAATATATAAAGGTGCTACAGCATAAAGTTCAAAAAATATTTTGATAGCTTGTGAAATTGAAAAATCTAAATCATAAGTGTCACCAAAATATTGAATAGCCTCTTTATAAGTTCCGACTCTTACAACTTCGTTTGTTTTTCTATTTTCTTTCTTCAATTTATGAATTGGTGCCATTCCAACAATAAAATGACCGTAATCAAGTGTAACAGGCAAGATTAAATCACTCGCAGTTTCAGATTGGTATGTACCATGTTTATAAGCCATTTCTATCCTCCTCTTTTATTTGTTCTTTTAATTGATTTGTAATAACAGTAAAGATATTTTCATTTCTTTCTATTTTTCCAATTACTTCAATATCAATTAGTATTTTTTTTATCAAAGGAAATTTTTCCATTATTTCTTTTATCTTGTCGTTTTCAAAATAAACTACTCCTTTTGAAAAACTAAAATTTTTAAATTCTATATTGTTACCTAAATATATGTATTGCTTTTTTTCCATATTTACCTCCTTATAATTTATTAGTATAAACTGATGAAATTGCTTCTCCATAAACTGAAAACGATATTCTTGAGAAAAAATATGGTCTGTATTGGTCGGAATGAAATGAAACTTTAAATTCCTTGGTTTGATCTATTACAAACCCCGAACCTTGATTATCAATGTTTAATAATTTATCTTTTACTGGTTTAGTAGTTTCTTCCAATAATTTTTCCATTATTTCATTTGCTAAAGATAAATTTTCTAAATAATCATTTTCACCATTTTCTTTTGTGGCTACCCATATTTCAAACTCAACAGGAGAATCATAGTAATCTATTCCAGCTCTTTCTTGCTTAAATTCAACTATTCTTAATGTAACATAAGGAAAATTCTCTTTATAATTTCCATTTTCCCTGTCCTCAAAACTCTTTTGTGGTAAAAATCCCCTATATACTTTGATTCCTTTATTTGAAAGTTCTTTATCAAGAAATTCAAATATTTTTTCCTCTGTATGTTTTATCATCCCATTAACCTTTCAATTTCATGTTCAAGACGCATGTTTAACTTTTCTTCCATAAATCCTTGCAAATATTCCAATATGCTATCCTCACCTAACATTTGTGGAGCAGAAGGTCCCATTAATCTTTCTATCGGTAATCTCTTCTCGCTTTTTCTTTTAAAAGCTCCCAATCTACCATCAGAATAAGCAATAAAAGCATTTGGTATACTTCCGCCTTCTCCTTTTTTTACTGTTGAATTAACAGTCTTTTTATATTTTCCTCTAGTTTTAGGTGTTAATTTAAAATGATCCAACCCTATAACGCTACCAGTTGAAACTATTCTAGCTGTTAAATTTCCACCAGATGACCTTATAAATTTAATCGACTCACTCAATTCTCCTTTTTTTATTGTATATTTCGATGTAGCTTGTCTTAATGCTTCTGTTTTTACCATTTCCATACTCCTATTTATAGCATTAGCAAGAGCATTTGGCATTTTACCTTTTAAGTTATCAAAATTTGATTCAATATATCTCAATTGACTTTCATCTATTTTTATCTCAAACACTATATTTCCTCATTTCTAAACAAATCTATCTCGAACATACCCATATCTGACTTACTTGCTGCAACTTCATACTTTATGCCATCTATTGTTATATTTTCACCAGTATGTGGCCGAAGTTTCAGATACGGATAACCTATAAATAAAGTGAATCCGTTCTGAAAAACTCCTTCCTCTGTTGAAATAAGTCCATTTTTCTGTTTGTTCTGAAATTTTTCTTCATCAATCACACATATAACTTTTCTTCCATTCAATGTATGCTCCGTTCCAAATTCGTTGTTATTCAGAAACACATTTGCTATATCCGATTTGATTACATCTTTAAATTCCATGAATATCACCTATTTTTTACTTTTATTATCAGTTTCTTCTGAAATTTCAATTTTCTTTTCAACTTTATTAGATTTGTTTTCTGTAATTTTCTCTATAATACCTCTTTCAATACAATCCTTAGCAACTGTATTTTCGATAATATCAACTTCCTGTTTAGCATTATATACTGTTCCAGCATACACCAAAGGACTCAATACCTTGTACTTCATGTCAACCTCCTATTTTACTTTCAATATTTTTATAGCTTCAATGTCATACACTACTGGTAAAGGTCTTGATTCTGTCCTGATTTCTACAGTGTTAGATTTTGAATCTTCATCTGTAAATACTGAACGCTCTGCTACAATAATTCCTTGTTTTACATCTGCTGCTGGTCCATAGATAATTGTATTATTGCTTGGTGCTAACAACACTTTACCTTCAGGAACAATATTTTTTGTTGAATAAGTTTTTCCATCAGCATTTAACACAGAATGTTGTGACTGATAAGAATAAATAGGAAGTCCAAATGGTGCAAGAGTTCCAATATAGATTGCTCCACTTGCAATTTCTCTAGGATCAATTTCTCCCATGTGATAATTTCTTACATCTAATAATTTTTGAACTTTTTCATTTTCTACAAATAATTTTGCAGTTACTGGGTCCATTAAAATCATTTCAGGTCTTAAACCTGTGTTTTCTCCTATTTTTGTTATTGCCGCTTGTAAATCTCCAATTATATCGGCATTAGGTTGAGTCCATAAAACAGCTGGTGTAATTTCTTCAACTGTTCCAAATTTAATTTCCCCTTCTATTCCTTCACCTTTTACAACTACTTTCCCATCAAACAACGCTTCAGCACACATTTTTTCTTCTCTTCTTGTAATTTGTTCTTCAAATTCAGCAAAAGATTCTGCAAGTAAGTCTGCTTTTCTTTCCTCGGGACTTTTCCCGCCATAAATTGTTTCCCCTGCTGTTTTGTTAAAAAACAACTCAAAAGCCGAAAAAGTTCTTTTTGGTGCTACTTTTGGAGCTTGAAAAAATTTACTTTCATAAGTGTTCTTTACCATTTCTGTTCCTGGAATAAATTCAGATACAAAAGGTGCTACAAGTTGTCTTCCTTTTCTAAATTCTATTTCCATTTTTTGATTTTCTGATGTTTTTCTATTTTTAAAATAACTGTCTTTTATAAATGATTTCGGTCTAATCACATTCTGGTCATACAACCCAATAAATTCTATTACTGCTGGCATTATTCCTTACCTCCTAATCCTTTTATTACAATACCTTTATCTCTAGCTGCCTTTGTAAAGCCTGCTTTCTGTGTTCCTGCTTTCACTTTCAGCCCTTCAAATATAAATTCTCCTGAAATAGCTACAGTTGTTTTAGTTTTTACAGTTGTTCCATCTGCATCCTCCATAACTATTCCAAACAAATCCGTCCCATCTGAAAGTTCAGCACCTGCATTTACAGCGTCTCCTCTTTTTACATTCTTACCTTGTGGCACTTCAAATTCCATATATTTATGCCCTGTACCGCTTAAAAACTGTTCGCTGGCATATTCATTGCCTTTTGTTACAAAATCCATTATTTGCCCTCCTCTGTTTTTTTATTCATTAAAGAAAAAATGTTTGAAATATTTACTCCCATAAATTTTTTCTCTTCATTATTTTCCGCTGTACCATTATTTGGAACTGGCGGTGTAAAGTTATTTTGACTATCATTCTTAATATTTTGTAATTTCTTAATTCTTTCTTCCTTCTGTTTATTCAAAATATTTACTGCTAACACACTAGCCTCTACCGGATCATTATATTTAGCATTTTCAACAAGTTCAGAATAATTTGATACATCCAAGTTATCAATTTCTCTCATTCTTTCCCTTTCTTTAGTTATTCCAGCTTCCTTACCTTCATTAAAGATTTGATTGCAAAGTTCTGGAAATTTGTTTTTTAACTCTTCTAATGTCATATTTCCTCCTTTATTTTTCTGATTTTCTGTCGAATTTAATATATTTCTAAATTTATCAGCTATTTCTTCAGGACTTCCTGTACTATTTACAGAAATATTTATCACTCTTGGCTCCTGAATTTTCTTTTCTTTAAAATTTTTAAATTTTGAAATGTCAAAAGCCGTATTGTTTATAATCAATTTATTCTCAATAACTTCTTTTTCCACATTTTCATCTAATATTTCATCAATAAATCCATATTCCTTAGCTTCTTCTGCATTCATCCAAGTTTCATTATCCATCAATTCAGATAAAGTTTCCTTATCAGTTTTTGTTTTATTTAAATATGTTTCAATAATACTATTTTTAACCTTATCAAGCATTTGAACAGTTTTTTGCATTTCTTGATTATTCCCATAAGCAAAAGTAATTGGATTGTGAATCATAAATAAAGCATTTTTAGGCATTCTTACAGTATCACAAGCACTTGTTATAATAGTTGCGGCACTCGCTGCTAATCCATCAATATTTGCTGTCACTTTAGCTTTGTGATTTTTAAGAATATTTGCTATCGCTACAGCACTAAATACACTCCCTCCTGGACTATTTATGTGTAAAGTTATATTTTCCACATCGCCAAGATTTTCAATATCCTGTTTAAACGCCTTATCAGATATATCATCCCAATATTCATCACTTCCAATACTTCCATAAAGTATCAGTTCCGCTGATTTTTCTTCCTCATTCTTCATCACGTTCCAAAATTTGAATTGTTTCGGCATTCAATACCACTCCTTTCTCTGTTAATAATTTACTTTCCTTTGCCAAAATTCTTATATTCTGCTCAAAATCTCCTCCATTAAGTTCGGCTGTTTCTCTCGTCCTAGTCGATAATCCATTATTGATTCTTATAACTGCTGCATTAGCCTCTTTTAACGGATCTATTTGCCCTTGAGATGGTCCATTCCATTGCGAACCACACCACGCTTTGTCTATAAGAAAGTCAGTTCCATAATTTTTAAGTTCAACTCTACCTAGCAAATATGCTTCATTAAGCCACTCCTCATAAACAGGCTGGGTAAAATTCTCTACAAACCATTCACGCCTTTTCCTAAACATTTTCCACGCTTCCAGAAGTGCTGCACGGCTTGCTGAATAACTTGCTGTAAAATGCTTTATCAAAAGTTCATATGGAACTTCCAAAGCGCTTCCTATCTGTCTTAAAATGCTTGTAACAAAAGGATCAAATTGAGCATTAGGTCTTCCTGGATTGGTAGCTTTTGCTTTTTCTCCTGGATTAAGCCCCATAATCATTCCTGGTGCAAGTTCTATAGTAGTTTCATCTTCCGAATCTACCAGCGAATCATTTTCGACTGCTTCGAGTTCGCCTACATCAGCACCGCTCGAATTTTCGGCTTCGCTTTCAATAAAAATTGCATACATTCCGCTTATAACTGCTGCCATTAGTTCAGCTTCAGTATAATTTCCAAGCTGTTTTAAATTCTCAATAACTGGAGATAATATTGGAATTCCTCTTACTTGTTCAGGTCTTTCTGTGAAAAGAAGATGTATTATATTTTTTTGATTTTCGCTTCCATAAACTTTTATAAGTTTCTCGCTTACTCCCCCAGTTGCGTCTAATGGATGTTCAGATGAAACATAATAACCTTCAATTCTTCCGTTTTTATCTATTTTCACACCTTCAACCACACTTTTATCTGAAATCATATTGTTTGGAGTATATATTCTGTCAGGTTCTAAAATTTCCAATTTCAAACTGTATGGATTTTTTGGAGTTTCAAAATAATTTAATTTTATAAAACATTCTCCATTCATCAGCACTGTCAAAAACACAAGTTCCTGAATCTGATAAAAATTCATAGTCCCTAAATTATCAATTTTATCTTTCGACCAAAGTTCAAATTCTTTTTCAATCAAACTTTCTATTGCTTCAGCTTCCTCATCGCTAATCCCTATTGTCTCATTATCAATAGCAGCCTTTAATTTTAATCCGCTTCCAACGACATTCGTGTTAATAGTTTTTAGTGCTCCAGTAGCAACAGAAGTTCCCATATACAAATCTCTTGAACGCTCAATCAATTTTTTACGGTTTTTATAAATATCCTTTTTCACTCCACCGCCAGCACTTTGCCAGCCTAGCATTGATTTTTTAGTAGTTGAAGCACCGTGATTTGAATATCCAGTATTAAGAATTTCTAATTTTCTTCTTGCCTGAAATCTTTTAAGTCCTTTTTCCGGGTTAAACACTGTTATTAATTTATCAATAAAATTCATAAAACACCTCCTTTTCTACTAAAGATTTCTAGGTATACCTCTTCTAACTCTTCTGTTTCCTGTACTGTTCAATTTTTGTAATTCATTTTCCCAGTAAGCTCTTCCTTTTCTTATTGCATCTATTCCCATTCGAGTAAGTTCCCTAGTTCCAATTTTATAACTAGTTCCAGCCAAAGCTGCTCGTTCAGCTTTGCCGTATTCAACTATCATTTCTAAAATATATTCTCTTGAATAATTTGATTTTCCCATTTTCTAAATTCCTTTCGACAATATTTTTCTTTTTGTTTGCACTTTTGGTCTTTCTGTAACATCAATCAAATATTTTTTACTCAAATCAGGATTAGCTATTTTTAACGCAGCATAAGCATAATTTCTAATATCCAACGGTTCATTCCTTTTAGTTCCTGTAACAACCCACTTAGTTTTTCTTACTCCTTTTTCAAAAGTTGTAATCTTAACTTCTGCAGTCAATCCTTTAAAGTATGTTTCATCATACCCTCTTTCTACATTATCCGGAAAATGCATATATCTTGGTCCAGGTAAATCAATTCTCAATCTGGCCATAATAGTTTCTTTCCCAGTATCAGTATTTAATACAAATAGCGAAATTTGTCCTTTATTTGTTTTAGTTGGCCTTGTAATAAACGGCTTACCTTCCACACTTCCACCTTTTACTCCAAATATTCTTTTAATTTCACGAGGTTTCACAAATCCGTAAGTTGACATCGTGTGATTTCCTCCTGTGTCAATACAGGTACATATTATTTTTATTTTCTGTCCGTTAGAATAGGTAAATTCAGTATCCAAGAATCTCTCAAGCTGACTCCACACATGAGTTTCTGCAGGATTTCCTATAAACACTTTATAACAAATCCCCCAACTTTCTTCATCAGCTCCCCAACCTACAACTTCACATTCCAATCTATCATCTTGAACATCAACTCCCGCAGTCAAAACGTTTACGTTTTCAGGAATTTCGCAGCCATAATGTTCTTTTCTGTGAGATATTTTTTCAAAATCCATTTTATCTCTTTTTTCCTCAAAAGTTTCACCTAATGCAGTATTAGTGAAAACCTTCATAAGTTGAACATCGCCTTTAGATTCCTTGAATTTTTTTATTATACTTTTCCAAGTCGAAAAAGGACTATACAATTCATTAATATGAAATCCTCTTACTGCTTTCGGATCAATTTCAACATTTCCTGCAATCCATTCTCCCTCTTTCATATTCTTTTTCCACTCATATTCACTTGAAACTTCAAGGCAATCTTGACATTTGTGTCCAATATTTTCAAAAACAATATTTTTCCATTCCAATCTTTGCATTGTTCCACATTTTGGACAAGGGATATAATATTCTTCCTGTGTACTATTTTCATACTCCTGTTCTATTCTTGATTCCCCTCTTACTGTTGGTGTACTTGTTAAAACAATTTTTTTGTTCCAAAATGTTTTTGTTCTCTCAATTGCTAAATTTAACGGATCACCTTCACCCTTTACATCATTTGGAAATCTATCAATCTCATCTGCCAATAATATCCGTATTGGTCTACTCGCAAGTTCAGCTGCTGAATTACTTCCAGTTAAAATAATATATCCACCTGGAAAATCTTTTTGAGTTTTAGTATCTCTTGACGTTTCATTTTCAATTATTTTACTTTTTAATTGTGGTGTGCTAAGTATCATGTCATTTAATCTTGTTGTCGCAAAATCTTCTGCCATTTTTTGAGTCGGCATTAAAAACATTATAGGAGCAGGGTCATAATCAGCATGATGTCCAAAAGTATTCAACAAAAGTTCTGTTTTGGATAATTGAGCTCCATACATCATTATTACTTTTTCTGTTTGTTTATCAGATATTGCTTTCATCACTTCTCTTTGAAACGGTACTCTATCAGTATTCCACCTACCTGGTTCCGCAGAAGTTTTGGAACTTAATATTCTATAATTGTCTGCCCATTCATCAATCGTTAATTTTGGCGGTGGCTTTAATACCGAAATAATTTTTTTAAACAAATTATTTGCTTTTTTTAGGTCTGCCTCTCTTTTTCGGGTTGTCATTTTTCTCTTCCTTTAAATTTTTTTTAATTGATTTAGTGCTTAAATTCTCTTCATCCTCATCTTCATCAATATAATTTTTACTTTTAAACATTTCAGGACTATATTCACTTAATTCTGTCAAAGTATCAGATATTCCTGTTAAAATGATGTCCTGTATTTCTCCCAAGTTATCACAAGCAATTACAGTAGGTGCTAATTTATTAGGCAATGAAAGCAATTTTCCCTTTATATTGACAAGCATACTCGTCATTACTTCTTCAATTACTCCCGCCGGATGTAATTGATTCTTTAACTCCGATATTTTCAAGGCTTTCAATTCTGTATCTTTTTTTATTTTCTTTATTTCTTCCCTAATTTTTTCATCTTTCAAATCTACATCTGCATCATTTTTTAACTCCAGATACTCAATATATGAATGAACACTTTCCAAAAATAAATATTTATTTTGTCCGTTTTTTTTGATAACATTTTCCTCTGCCAAACGCCTTAGATGCCTTTCGCTCAAATTCAATATTTTAGCCAGCACGACACCTTTTATAATCTCGTCATATTTTGCTTCCATTTTCACCTCCTATCGGACAGGACATGAACTTAAAAAAAATTCATATCCGGATGTTTTCCGGGACTCGCCAGACCCACGACCAAAAAAAATCTCCCAAAAGTACCTTTTTTTTATTTCATTTTTTCCTTTACTTTTTGTGTCAATTCCCTGTACTCTCTTTCCATTTTCCTTTTCTTTCTCAAACTCTCTTTACATCTATCAAGATACATATCATATATCTTAATCTTCACATTATTTATCTTTGTATCCAGTTCATCATTTATATCCTCAAGTTTTTCCAAAAGAGTAAGGCCCTCGTCAATCCTTTTCTCAATATATTTTCTTAGCCATCTTCCCAA